CACCTAAAGTAGCAGTTTGATAATCTTCATTTGGATTAGGTTCTAAAGCTACTGATTCAGTTATAAATCTATAGTCTTCTACGTTTGGTGTCAATTCTATAAAACCATAATCATCACCAGTAATATTTTTTCTTTGATCTTGTTCGTCATCACAAGTTTCTAATCTTAAATCTAATATACGTCCAACTGGAATCAATGCAGGTTCTATTGTTCCATCGTGAAAAACAATAGTATATCTATCTCTCTGTACAACATTAACAATACTTAAAGGAAAACTTATATTAGATACTAATTGAAAATTTCCAAATAGTGCTAGACCTGCTGGATGAGCAACCCGCTTAACAATTTCTCTCCACCTGTTGATTGACTCACCAGATGTTATAACATAAGAAAAAAGTTGATAATAAAAACTATCTTGTAAATGTTTATCCGAACTTAAAAACCCATCATTGTTTATAAACTTCTCTCCGCCCTCACTAGAGTACCCACCAATAGTAGTTGTACCAGTTGCAGTACTATCACCCAGATTAGTAAAGTCTAATGTTGGAGCTGTCAAATATCCAAATCCATTACTAATTATATTTAATGATTTTACTCCACCAATATTAGAATTTGTTAAGGTAAAAGCAATAACTGCATTTGTACCTGAACCACCCGATACAACTGGAAGTCCAGTATAACCTCTACCAGAATTTTCTATATTTAATTGAATTATAGTTCCACTAGCATCAACCTCTGATACAACTAGACTTGCTGTTCTGCCATCAGTTGCTAACTTATTGGTATTATCAATAGTTAATTTATCACCAACCTTATATCCAGTACCACCACTTGTTATAACCACCTCTTTCAAAGAACCAGTATAAACTTCTGCAATTCTAATAAATCCACCAGAGCCAGCATTACTTGTAATAGGTATAGCATCACCAACACTATATGAAGTGCCAGGATTTGTTATAGTTGTATCTATAATCATATTTCCAGAACGAAAACTACTCACCCCGTCCGAAATTATTTCATTTTGCCAGAATGTTCCAAGTACCTCAGAAAGAAACATAGTAGAGACTGTAAACTGACCGATGTTTTCTTTAGTAATGGATTCTACTATAGCTGTAGCACCAGACAATTGACCTGTAATTCTCTTTCCAATTAATTCATATACACCATCATTAACAGTATTATCTAAAACTCTAATGATTTTATCTTTAGAATATTTTCCATCTGATACTCTAAGAATATCTTCTCTTGGAAAATAAAAAGTAATCTCTTGTTTATATAATAACCTAAAAAGAAATTGAAAAGATTTCTCACTACCTTTAGTTCTATAAAAATCTCTAAGATGTTTTAGAACAAATGGTTTATTTGCATTTGCAAATACAGCCTCTGGAATATCCTCACCAAATTGTTTCTTGAAGTACTGTAGGAAATCATCGACAGTCTTATCTACATTAGCATAGTTATCAAGACTACCTATAATTTCATATGGCTTACCTTCTTGCTCCATGTACTCATAATATGCTTCCATGAAATCAACAAATAATTGATGATCTTCTTTTACAAAAGCAGGGAGTTGACCTTCTACCTTTGCACTTATCCTTTCGTGAAACTTAGGATGTATTGGATGATTTGGATTTACAGTTGTCATATTAAATTATTGTTTCTGCTACCATATTGATAGTAATTGATGATGCTTCGTTTGCATCATATGTAATAATCTGTTCTCTCAACGGAGTAATATCACTATTGTTTAACTCAGGTGTAACATTAAATCTTATACTAGAAGAACCATCAGTAATCGCTAATGGTCTTAAACTACCTAATTGTATTTTACCAGTAGTATAATCAATTGTTCCCTGATTGGTAGAACCATCAGATTGTATCAGATATTCTTTAGGAGTATCAACAACACCATTAGTAGTCTTTGCAGCCTTAATGTTTCCAAGTGAATCGTCAACTAATGAATATGTATTTCCATCAGTTCCAGTAAATGATGTTGAAGTAATACTGCCCTTCTCTATTGCATTAGTAAAATATAAAGTATAAGTCTGTGGAACATTTAAAGTTTCTGGAGCTATTCTTTGTTGATACTTAATAAGTGTCTTATTGTTTCTGATAGAATTATTTGTATTATCAATATCTTGTACTAGTTGTGAATGACGAAACTTCTGGTCAAATTTTTCAAGATTGGTTTGTAAATAATTTTCAATAGAACTATTAATATTAATTTTCAAAGTATCTTCATCTGTCAGATTAGTAATAGGATCATAATTTATTGTACTATCAATAATAAGATAAATGAAAACAGGATTAACTATAATTGGTTCAACAGTAACAACATTAACCCTTTTTAAAATAGAATTCTTAATAGAACTTTTTGTTGTTTCACTAAGAACATTATTCCCCGTTAATTTAACAGCAATAAATACTCTCCCATATTGTACTGGGTTAGCATCTTCACCACCGTAAACTGTTACTGATTCTATATCAGGACGCTCTTGTAAAAGTATTGCTTTATAATCATATTTAGTTGTAGCTCTATTTTGTGTTTGATAAAGTTTTGGTGCTTGGAATTTTAAAGATTCTATACCCTGTGCATCTGCACCACCCGTAGCACTCTCATTCGTTGTCAAAGTATATTGTGATGATGACAATTGAGCAACACTACCAACAGCTGTAAATGTTGAAGCAAAATTTCCACCAGTACCATTAGTCACGATGTACTCAATAAAAACAACATTACCGTCTGATAGTTGTCTACCAACAGCACCATCACCAAATGTTATTTCATATTTTCCACCTTCTACTTCTTGAAGAAAATAAACTCTATCAGTTCCTTTAATAGTAGTTACATCAATAGCATTACCATCAGCAAATGTAAAAACTTCTGAATCAGTAGAAGATTTTTGAACATTAACTGTAATAGTTGATATATCTATACTTGGATTAGGTAGAACAAATCTTTGTGTGTCATCTGCACCAACAACCGAATATGCTTTATTTAAAATTCTTCCTTCAATAATTTCTAATCCCGTAACTGAATATGTTCCAGTAGATGACCGCGGAATAGTTGTTGTTTTATTTGTTGCATAGGTATAAGCAACACCATCAATACTTGAAGTAAACTTAGTATTTTTAGCAATCGTTAATGATACAGGAGAACCAGTAGGAGTGAAAGTAATATTTAACTTAGCTCGTGATGCTTTTCTTGAGGTTGGATGTACGTTGAGATGTTTTGCGTGAGATACAACCGACTCTCTCAATGAAGACGAATCTAAAAACATTTCGTTACCAAGCATATTTGCATAATACGCCATATAATGGCTATTGTAAGCTAGTAGGTCAACCAGTACAGCCATACCACTACCTTCAAAATCATAATCCTGAAATTTAGTTTGGCCTTTTAAAAATGTAACTAAGTTTGATTTGATACCATCAAACTCTAAGTCTGTGATTTGTAGTTTATCTGATGATGGCATTATTTATTCCTCTTTATTGATTCCACTCTTTTTCTTATATGTTCCGCAGATTGTTTATATCCTTTATGGGAAGCACTATTATTTTTTCTGTGTTCTTCAGAATGTTTTCTACCTTTTAATTTTTGACTTATTTTTATTTTAGTTTCTTCGGGAGTTATATATCCAAGCTTACGTTGTTTCCCTTTGTTTGATTTTACCTGTGCTTCTTTAAGTGCTTCCGCACAATCTATTTGTCCTGATAGTTGTCTCCAAGCAACTTCATCTTGCCACCTGCCATGTTTCTCAAAGAGTTTCTTATGAGCTTCTGCGTGTTCTGATATAGTAAGTGTAACTATATTAGATGGGTCATCACTACCACCAGCGTGTCTTGGTATTATATGATGTCTATGTGTTATCATCGAAGCCTCTCTAAAAATAATTCGATTGTTACTGGATTAGGATGGTTGACAACTCTAAATTCAATAGTTACATCAAAACCATTTCTGTCTAAATCACCACCAACAAAAACAGAAATAACTTCTGCTCTAGGTTCAAAGTTAGAAATAGCATTTTTAATAGCACCTTGAATATTACTCTTTGTCATGGGTGAAGATAGCTCAAATAGATGCCGAGTAACACCACCATCTATCTGTGGCTGGAATGGACGTTCATAGCGATTGGTAAGAATCAGATTTCTTACTGATCTCTTAACAGCCTCTACATCTGTCTTAGTAACAATATCCTTAGTAACAGGATGGGCTTGGAAGTCTAAATCCAAGTCACTCCAGCGTCTGCTATTGGTGCTTAATCCTTTTGTGAAAATAGATGGCATATTTCTTAACTTCTTCCTTGTATTGCTGTTTTTATTGTGTTACTATTGATATGTGGTTGGGTTCAATAAATCTTATTTACCTTGTCCTCTATAGCGTTTCCAACTTCTTCTCTTATGTTTGTTCTTTGGCATACTCCTCTTAGATGAGCCAATTGAAGTAACCTTCTTAACTTTGTCTTTTGGTTTGCTATCTTTTAGTAAAGCCATTTAAAATACCTTTCCGTAAACTGATGCGTCAAACATATCCTTCAAACCTAACGATGCCGCATAAGCAACTATGATAGTCATTATATCATTTTTTTGTTTTGAATTTTTAATAACATCACATATATGTAATGCTTGTATTTTTGAAGCCCAATAATCATCCTGTTGTAATTTAGTCCATGATATATATGTTTGTCCACCCCTATTTTTTTTATTATTAACAGAATCTATTATATTTTTTTCAGTAACATTTGAACCAAAAATACTGCTATAATGTTTTTGTATACGTTTAATTTTATCTTTTGTACTTAATTTTCCCAGTGTTTCCCATTTATCAATATCTACATTTGCAATTTTTTTAATAGCATAAGACACTAAACCAAATCCAGCTTTACCACCTGCAGCCGAACCACCTTTTATTTCAGCTTGAATATTATTTTTAGTATCAAAAGTTCTTATTTGAATTTCTTTCCCACTTTTTGTTACAAGGTACATATCCTTTGAATCCATTAAATTACCAGCTGGTTTTTTAATTGAATCAAATCGGAAATTTCTTTCTTGTTCTTTTAAATTATATACTTCCCATGTTGCAGATTTACCTAACTTTTTTAAAGATACACCCATAATATCTGCGTTTTTAAATTTGTCAGCTACTTGTTTATTTAATCCCGTTAAATCTTTTGTTGCTGGAAATCCAGTACTTCCTTTATCTGCAATCCATATATCGCCAGGATTCCATTTATCACCACCAATTTTTAAACCAACATTATTTAATTTTTTAATGTGTTTTGTTGCTTCTGTGTATATGTTTTTCATAAACATACTATCACGATGAAAATGGTGATTTTTTCCTAACTTTAGTTTTTGCTTTAAAATCTTTGCAGTTGTTACAGATGTTTCTAGCCAGTCTGGATTGTCTTTTAACCAATCAAGAATTTGTTTAATACCTTTTTTACTGTCAAGTTCACCAATATCTACAACTACATCAATATCAGTTGTTAAATATTTTATAGAATCAGCTGTCGATAAATCTCTAGTAGTTAAATCTTTATCTGTTTGACATAAGTATGCCGTTGCAATACAAGCAGCAGACTCTGCTAATGCTGTTTTATTTGCTGCTGAAGGTTTACTACCACTTTTTGCTTTAGTTGAGAATACTGTTTTTTCTATTTGAGTCCAACCTAACGATGACCTATCTTTAGATTTTAGTACTTCAAAATTATTTTTTGTCAACCATTTCTCTAAAGTTTCCCATGGCATATTTGCATTATTTAAATGTTTAACAAAAGTAGCATATACACTACCACTTGATATTTTTAATGTATAAGTCTTACCATCAACAGCTTTAATTTTACCTGAATTTTTTTTAATATGTTCAGCAACATCTGCACCATATTTTTCTACTTTATCATATGTAAAATTTGACATAACCCTCTATCCCTTACTTCGTATTTATAAGTTCTATTCCGAATTTTTTCCGAATATCTTCTATTTCTTCGTTTTCGTCAAATATAGCTAAGTGTATATTCCTTGTAGGTCTAGTATATCCGTATGCAAACCCTCTCTCAAACTCAAAGAGGTCATGCTCGTCAAATTTGTATCCAGCTGGATATAGGTGCTGGGCAATGAATTCAAAAATCCATCTCACCCATGATCTTGTCTTATTGCTATTTCCCATAGTAAAACCAATAACCATAGCTTCATCTCTGATATCCATTCCCCTATCCAGAAGGATATGAATAATATCATGGTTATACAAATCAATTGCACCAGTTAACGCAATAGGACTGTTTGGATTCTCCATCAGCCATATAAACCAGTGTATCTGTTTTTGAACTTTATATTCGGGTCTTTCTCTCCAGATACCTATCGCATTTTTTAATTTCATTAGTAGAGGAAAACACCATTCGGTTTTTCCGAATCAACGTCTACATGAATAAACTTCTTATTGATACCTACTCTTGTAAAATATTTCAGAAGTATTGTAAGAAGTTCTAATCTCTCACCCATAGATGTACAGCCAACATCAGCTGCAACACATTTAATATGTGAGGAAGTATCTCTGCTACCTATTTTTCGGTTATGCTCCAAGCATCGAATACCACTATTGATTCTCATTGGTTTACTGTATTCTACTCTAACACTTTCTAACTTGTTAACCAAGTCCATACTTATCTCGCCTGTTCCACATCCACATTGACAGGCGAATTCTTTTTTGCTAAAGTGCGTAGTTAGTTGTCCTTCTTTTAACATTTTCTTTTCTCCCTCCATATTATATAGGAAAGCATTTGGCATTTTACTTTGCTTTCTCTGCAGCTTTTCTGAGAACCAGTTCAGGACGTTTATCAGTATATTCAATTTCTTTAGAGCCTTTCTTAATAACGATTTCAAATCCTTTACCTGTTAAAATAAATTCTTCAATATCCCAACCTTTTTTCTTTAAGTCTTTTACATACTTCTCATCGGACTTATCTAAGAAACCATGTTTGACTGCACCCTTAAAACTAAATGCTTCTTCTAACTTCTGTCCATCAATAGATTTTCCTTCAACCTTCAACCACTTCATGGCTTTGCCTTTACCCTTTTGTGCTTTGATATATTCCATCTCATTTTTGAATATTGTAAACTCACCATGTTCAACACTATAGGCAAGAACTTCATTCTTATCTAAAGCCTTCAAAAGTTTTCCAGCTTCTCTTTTGACATGGGAATTTTTCACATCTTTCCAATTTTTTAATTCCTCTGCAAATAATTTGTATGTCTTCATAGTTCTTATTCCTTAGTGTTAGATTATGTTGCTCTCCATTCAGATAGTAAAAACTTCTGAGCTGGATTAACTGATACTTTAAAAATTTCCATTAACTTTCTATTTACTAAAAAATCACTTGTAGATTCTAAGTCAAGTGCAATAGGAATATTTATATATGTCTTAAAATTAAATTCCATATCCACTAAAATAATTGGACGCCTTGGACTTCTCTCTGAATCTGATGTTATTGGCTTACTCCAATCTTCTAACTTATGCACATATTTTTTTCCATGCAACTCCCACTTAACTTTATTTCCTTCTACTTCTACTTTATCAACACGTTTCATAGAAGCCTTAGTACCGTTACCAGTATCAAACTTTCCTATGACTGTACCACAACCTTTGATAAAAACTTGTTCTAAAAAACCACATTCTCTAAAGGATGTTAAGTTTCTGTTTGAAGGATACCTTAAATAGTTAACTATTGTTTTATATATATCCTCTGTCTTTCCAACATCTGCCATATTCTTCTGTGGAACTTTTGAGATATCATAGTTGTGATATTTAGATGTTATGCCAGGTGATGCATTACATTCCAGAACGAAAATCTCACCATCAACAATACAATGATCTACTCCAACCAACTGACCACCCATAACACGAGCTGCAGCCTTGACTACTTTCTGCTCTTTGTCATTTAGAATATAAGGCTCCGTTGTAGCACCCAAGTGAGCGTTAGAACGGAAATCATCAGGAACTTTATTTCTTCTAGTGGATGCAATAATTCTTCCGCCGAGTACAATGGTTCTCACATCATACTTTAGTTTTATATGTTCTTGAATCAGGAGGTCTGCATTATACTTTTTAAGAGATTGAATAACAGATACCATTGACTGCATACTGTCAACAATCGAAACACCAATACCCTGTGTACCTGATAGAGTCTTGATAACTACTGGGAACTTTCCACCGATTCTTTCATGTGCATTTTCGATTGCCTTCTCTGTAGGAATCAATGCTGTTCTAGGAATCGGAATATTGTTCCTAGAGAACGCAATGTAAGATAAAAACTTATTGTCACATAATACAGATGATTTCAAATCGTTCAGCATGAAACATCCTGACTCTTGGAAAGCTTGAATCATTGCTCTACCGATTTCACTATTCTCACCAGTGAACGCACCGGCCCGAACTATTACAACAGTTTTGTCTGTTTGAATTTTGAGGTTCTTACCTGTGTCCTCATAATTCATAATAACCATTGTCTTAGCTTCTAAGTCAAAGTCAGCAACCCATGCGTGTCCTACGACAACTTTGTTGGCTTTCTGTTTCATTTGTTCAGCAGTTTTAATCATCTGCCCAACAACCAACTCTGTATCGTCTGACTTAGAACCTGTTAGAAGAATTATGTTTATATCTTCCTGCTCTTCTTCTAGTTCTGAGTACCCATCGTTATTTGTTTTATTTTTATCTATTACTGCTTCTCTAAAGGATTTCATGTTTTAAATAATTTCTCCGCTATTCTAAAGACTAATGCCTTCAATCCAAATACTACCAATGTTACAATGTATAATAAATGTTGATACCACTCTGGCATCAATCCTAGATTTATCCAAGCGTCCTTCATTGTTTCGTCTGTGAATAATGTACTTAAAAAACTAATAGGAATCGGCAACAACAAAGTAATAACTATAAGTTCATCTTTCCAAGACAAACTGAGGGATTCTGTATCAGCATCAAATTGTTCCTTAAACTCCGGCTTCTTTGCCATTTGATACTATCCAATTAAAATGTTTTTCAATTCAACTAGGGTTGTTCTTGCAGTCCTATGATGAATACCTATTCCTCCAGCACGTTTCCATTCATTTATGTTTTTAATATAATCGTCAATAAGTATATGTTTTTTATTAGCAAAATTTACTTTATCTTTTCTTGTAGATATATTTATTCCCTTTGATATACCTAAATTCTTTTTACACCATAATCTTTTTCCTTTTTCAACATTTGGTTGAACTCTACAATTACTAGGACAAGCAGATAAGATTTCTGTGTTTAAATCTTTAAGAGTATCCCAGAGTTTTTTACCATCTGACATCCACTCCAATTCACTCCAGAATGTTTTACTACTTCCTTGTAAGGTAGAAAGAAAATTATCAATTTCATCTTGGGATGGTATATTTGATATATCAAGTTCCTTCATAACACCACCAAGAAAATCTACAAGAACTCCGTCCATATCACAATAGACTTTATATGAAGCTCTTTCTTGTAGAAATTGTTTAAAACTTTTCATGTTATTCTTCGTCTGTTTTGCGTTTTGCTATTTTCTGCATTACAGATTGATCTTTAAGAATAACATTAACCAGTTCATTGAATACCTTCATAATGCTATCTTTTTCTTTGAGTGTAATTGGCTTCTCATTATCCATTTTTTTCATAACTCTGACAAACTGTGAAAAATCATCATCATCAACCAAGTTCAATCTTTTCAGTTTAGATATGCTTAGAGCTTCCTCTAAAGTTTCTGGGACTTCTGTTTTAAATGTTTTATATGATTTCATCTTATCCTCTCAAAAGTATATAATTCCCTATATTTATAAGACTTTTAACAAGTATCCATAAACCATTGTAAATAAAGGACTTATCTGTAAGTCGTTGTAAACAAAGGACTTATCGACATAGTATTTTTTTTCAAAATACGGTCGATTTCTCTTGACAAATGGCCCAGAATATGAGATAATATACTTAACAATTGAGAAACGGAGATAAAACTGTGAAATATAAAGCAAAAATTAAACTAGATTTACATAAAATATTCAGAAAAATCAAATCTCAGCGTCGTGGATGGGTATTTATTACCAGCGAAGACAGAGATTGGGACTTTGGTAAACCATTGAAAACAAAGGACTTACAAGAAATCGTAAAAAATATGAGAAAAAGTGCATTTTTATGTTGACAAATACTGAGAAATCTGATACAATGTACTTAACAATTGAGAAACAATTAACAAACGGAAATAAAATGAAAATTACAAAAAAACAAATTCTGAACTATGTAAAGAAAAAAGGACTTACTGATCCGACTGAAAAAGAGATTAACAGAAGCGTACCACCAGGCCGTCAGCAAGACGCTCGAGATGGTAAAGTTTGGATTGGCAAAGACCCAGTTTACGGCGGAAAAATGTGGTATTCTGAGGAAGATATTGAACGATTTATTACGAAAGGGCAATAATATGAAATTGATTAAAGAATACAAAGAAAACGGCATTACCATAAAACGATATGAAATGGCTAAACCAAAGAAAAAAGTAGTTATAAAAGGCAAGCCCAGAAAGCCATCATACGGCTGGAAAGCACCAAAATAAATCGACCGATGACGGTCGATTTTTGTTGACAAATGCCGAAAAGTATGTTACAATGTATATAACAATTAAGAAACAAATTATAAAATTAAGGAATTAAATTATGAAATTAAAAAAAATATCACTAAATGAAACTGAACTCACCACAAAAGAAGGTGTGCTACTTTTCTTCTCTTATGAAACTTTAGTTGCAGCTGCATCATATAAAAATGTTTATGTAACTTCAACGAAATATTCAAAAACTACAACAAAACATATCAATAATTGGTATAATCGAAATGCTCTCTGTGCGACTCCAGAAGTTGTATCTCAAGAACAACTTGATGAAACTTTTAACTAGGATTATATAATGACTAAGAAAATGAACTTAAAAGAACTTTACAGCAGATTATCAGCTGAACCGAATTCACCAGAATCGTTTGTCGCAAATGTGATTTACACCAATTACAATACGAGCCGAAAAGTGATGCTTCAAGGATTGTATAATATCATAAACGGTGGGCCCCAAACTTATTGGGGAAAATGTTTTGTTCAGTTTGCAAGTTTTTCTCTGGATACTCTAAATGTTTCAGCAGAGAATGCTTCGGTTAGATCGAAACAAGTTTCCCTTGAAAACCTTAAATATTACGCATAGGAGAATATGATGATTAGAGAAATTTTAGAAAGCTTAGTATTATTTGGATTGTTGGGTGTAACAGTTATTTTAGCAATGTGTTTATAAAGGATTAAGATTATGGAAAAATTATATGATAATGATAGAGAATTATGGTTTGACATTCAGTTAGAAACAACTGAATGTGATAAGTGCGGAGTCGATATTGATCCCATGAGCTCATATCCGATTAAAGTTGAAAACAAAGGTTATCCAATTTCTAAAGGATACCTATTCGTATGTGCTTCATGTAAGAATAAGCAAATATTTAAGTTAAGAAAGGATTTATTATGATTACAGAAACTTCACAAAGAAAAATTAATGCAATATCAAACTTGGCAAGACGCCAAGAGTATACTTACATCACAAAAAATTGTGATATGTATATGGTCAAAGAAAGTGGAAACAAACATTGGCTTTGTAATAATAAGATTTTAACTGAATGGTCTAACATTGATAATATTCCTTGTTTACCACTTCAGAAAAAGCCTATGATGGCTGATGCATTTGAATCTTGGACGTTCCCTGACAAAGAATCTGCTAAGGAACATTTTAATGACCGCTCTTTTGATAAGGATTGGTAAAATGGAAAGCTTAAAATATTATGGTTTGAAGCGTGAAGAAATCAATCAAGTATTTCTAACGGGTTCAAAGAAAAAAGTATTAACCCATGCAAGTGGATTAGTTGATGAAGTTAAGAAACAATATAAAAATAATAATATGAGATTAGCAAATCTCAACCTCGACATTATTAAATTAATGATTGAGTATGCAAATGAAGGAAGAGAAAAATGACTGTAACTATTGGTGATAAATTAAAATTACATCCGAAAACTGGAAAGGGCAAACAAGTTGTCCATAGAGATGGCTCTTTGTTTGTAGTATTGAGTTTGTCGGATACAGTATTATTCAGCGAGGGTAAAGATTGGATTGACTTACAATCCATTGACAATCCAAAAAATGGAAGGTGGATTCAACGCTTCCACGATAAAAACTTTGATTGGGAGATTATACGATGACATTATTAGCTAAATACCTTTCACCAGAAAATGAGAGTTCAGTATTCAAAGGCATTCCAATTGCATTGCGACACTCTGATGAAGTAAGAAACATTATGATGACTAGAGATTTTTCTGTAAAGTATAGAGGCACATCAAAATATTGTGGAAAGGATAGTTACATTAGACCACAATCGTATTGTCATAAAGACTATGCTGATACATTTGCAATTTACCCTTATTCAAATTACTAGGAGATTATTATGAGCAACTGTGTGAACTGTGGAGCATCTTATCCACTTGCAAGAAAACAAATAGGTTATAGAACTTGTTTACCTTGTGGAGATAAGACAGCTACAAGACAGACTCAAGAGAAAGCAAGTAGAGTTACTTGTGCCTATAACAAGTCTGGACTTATGTATGTACACGATATTAAAACTACTTTAACTTATGAAAAGAAAAGGAATTAAATTATGACTACTGAAACCGATACAGAAAAACGATATACTCTAACAATCCCGCGACCACAATACGATAGACTAGGTGGAGCATTTGAACTGGATGATACATACTTCAGAGCATACGATATTGCAAACGATACTATTAAGTTTTCTGTAACTGAACGACAGCGATTGAGATTTGCCAAGTATGCAAAGAAACAAGAGAATGAGAAATATTGGATTTGTCAAATGTTCTTGCCACGAAACATTGTAAAGTATTGCGAGGTATGAAATGTTACCAACACTTATTAACAAAATAAAAAAATCAAAGCACTCTAAAACTCTATTGAAGATTTATATTGTTTGGTGTGTGGTTGCTGATGTTACTCTACTAGCTGGAATCGGTTGGGGTGTTATTCACTTATGGTTTTGAGGATACCATGAAAAATAAATTAAGTAAAGAAGAGTTTGAAGAATTGAGAAGGATGGTTGAAGATATATCTTATAATTTCGACTACAACCATAATGCAACTGCTGACTGTATAGAGGTTATATCGAAAGCTATAAAGCATATAGGTAAACGGTTGGAGAAGTTAGAAGATTATGTATACAATGAGATGGATGAAAATGATATTGATGATAACTATATAAACTAAGGAGCTTGTTATGAAACGTGCAACAATAGAAGTACTTGAAGAAGGTGAAATGATTCTTGGTTCAAATCCAGTAGGCCGATATATGGTTACTGAGTTTGAAGATAATGTAGAACTTGGTGGGATGTTTTTTGAATCACTAGCTGATGCTGAAGAACACGTTGAGAATATTTGCAATACAGTAGATGACTGATTTTTCCAATTTTTTTTACGGTTGAAAATATGACTCAAGACTATCAAGAAAGGAGATGCCAAGTAGGACTGCATAACTTCGCCAAGTCTTTTCTATGTAAACGGTGTAAGTGTATGCAGTTACCCTACTTGACTAGGATTGAAATTATCCATGCAACTGAAGAAAATGAAATCGTTAATACTTTCAAGAAAGTGTAGAGATGGGACGATTAACTATAACAAAACATGGGACTAACAATGGCAACTGATATAAACGAAGTATACAAAATGTATCCTTGTGCAAAGAAAGCCATGGAAGCAAACATCAAGTTTTTCAATGAACCCTTTGATAGAAAGGAAGAACCGTTCTTTGATACTTGGTTAAACATAGATGATACTCAAGATGCATTGTTTAATTTCTTAGAAGATTTAGAGTCATACGATATGTGGCGGTTGAAACTAAACGAAATTACCCCTGATGAAGAAAATCATAACAGGGGAGTTGGACGTAGTATCACAAAGAAATATCTAAGGGGATGGTTATGAAGATGCATCTTTGTGGCATAGAATAAATTCAATGGATTGGGATTTACCTGATGATGAATCTGAGAAAACTAAGATATAACATTTCAAACTGTGAGATACAGGATTGGGTACAACTCCCCACAAAGCCAGAGATGGATGACTGGCGTGATAAGAATACACCCAGCTGGAGAAAAGAGTTTAAAGTAGTTACTAAGGTTGTCGTAACACCACATTTTAAAGAAACTAATAAAGGAGAAAACAAATGGGTATTAAAGTAGAAATTGATTATGATGCAGCTGATATGATTCAAAGTGGTCAGATTTCCATAGAAATGTAGAGGGTGTTTAATGGAAGTATTAGCAGTGACTACATAAATAAAAACAAAGGAGAATGATTATGAAGATTGTTTTAGAAGAAACATTAGAACATTTGAAGGGAAAGCGAAGAGTAGAAATTGAGTGGGATCAAGATGATATGGATATTTATGAATTTAAAGAACAACTTCTTGAACCTGCATTGTTGGCTTGGACATATCAACCTAATACTATTGCTGAGTTATTTGGTGAAGAGGAAGTAGAGGATAATGAAATAGCCAAGGATGATGAGTATGATTTTGATGATGAGTATGATTTTGATGATGGAAATGGAAAAGTTTCAGCACATAAACATGAAAAAGGTGGTGGTTGGGTAGCAGATACCGCTGAAGTAGATGATTCTGTTTATGTTGGTGAAAATGCTCAAGTATACGGTAATGCTCAAGTATACGGTAATGCTGAAGTATTTGGTGATGCTAAAGTATTTGGTAATGCTAAAGTATATGGTAGTGTTAAAGTATGTGATAATGCTCAAGTATTTGGTGATGCTAAAGTATTTGGTAATGCTCAAGTATATGATGATGTTCATGTATGTGGTAATGCTAAAGTATGTGGTAAATCTAAAGTATATGATAATGCTAAAGTATACGGTAATGCTGTAGTATACGGTGATGCTCAAGTATATGATAATGCTGTAGTATTTGGTTATGCTAAAGTATATGATGATGTTCATGTATGTGGTGATGCTGAAGTATGTGGTTATGCTAAAGTATACGGTAATGCTCAAGTATATGATGATGTTCATGTATACGGTGATGCTGAAGTATGTGGTGATGCTCAAGTATATGGTAGTGCTGAAGTATATGGTGATGCTAAAGTATGTGGTAATGCTAAAGTATATGGTAGTGCTGAAGTATGTGGTGATGCTAAAGTATGTGGTAATGCTAAAGTATTTGGTGATGCTCGTGTAAGTATTTGGTGATGCTAAAGTATATGGTAATGCTAAAGTATATGGTAGGGCTGTAGTATACGGTGATGCTCGTGTAGCTGATAATGATATAGTAACTGGTGAAACAAAATAGAGGAGAAAACAAATGGGTATTAATGTAGAAATTGATTATGATGCAGCTGATAAAATTGTAGTAGAATCATTAAAAGAACAATACAGTAATATTAGTACGATGCTAGAACAACGATATGATGATACAAAAAATAATTATGGTATGTTCCATAACAATAAGAAAAAAGATATTGTTGCAATAAAGAAACTTCTGAAATCATTTGAAGATGTTTTAAAATACAATATGCTGGAAGAAGATTTAGTTGCTTTTAAAAAGGAGAATAAAGAGGAAGTAGAGGATAATGAAATAGCCAAGGATGATGAGTATGATTTTGATGATGGAAATGGAAAAGTCCCAGCTCATAAACATGAGTATGGTAATGGTTGGGTAGCAGATACTGCTCAAGTAGATGATTCTGTTTATGTTGGTGAAAATGCTACGGTATTTGGTGATGCTAAAGTATATGGTAGTGCTCAAGTATATGGTAGTGCTCAAGTATATGATGATGCTAAAGTATATGGTAGTGCTACGGTATTTGGTGATGCTCAAGTATATGGTAGTGCTCAAGTATATGATGATGCTAAAGTATTTGGTGATGCTCAAGTATTTGGTAATGCTAAAGTATATGGTAGTGCTCAAGTATATGATGATGCTAAAGTATTTGATAATGCTGAAGTATATGGTAGTGCTCAAGTATATGATGATGCTCAAGTATTTGATAATGCTAAAGTATATGGTAGTGCTGAAGTATTTGATAATGATATAGTAACTGGTGAAACAAAATAGAGGATTAAAAAATATTATGGGTATTAAAGAGGAAACTATATGAGTATAAACGATTGGATGTCTGAAAAACTCGATAGAGTAAAAGACTTTGGACAAGCAGTAACAAGTGGATTCACAACAGAAGAAAAGAGTAAAGGCAGGTATGACATTTGTAAGGAATGCGAATACTACGGTATTAAAACTTCTGGCAATAAATTACTAATAGAGAAAGGTTGTAACGTATGTAAATGTTATCTACCAGCAAAGGTACTCTTTAGGGATTCTAAATGTCCTAAAGGGTATTGGCCAGAAAATCTCTTAGAGAATGTAGAGAGAGTAGGAAAGGGATTATCTGGTGAAGGTGAATATAAAGATTAAGAGACGCGTTGTGGTTTCCCATGACTAGTGTGCTACACACGATTGAAGTTTGGTTAACCCCAAATAGTAGATGCTAAGCCGGTGACGAGGCTCGGTTCTGCATAACCGTTAGGATGAACAGTAGGGGGTATATGGCAAGACGTTGCCTCTGTATACAGACCTTAAATATCCTGTGACGAGGGATTCCATTGCACCAAATTTAAAGGAGAAACAAATGAATAAAGATAAATTAGATAAATTAAGAAGTACTATGATTAATGCTACACCTGATTACACATATCCAGAAGGAACGAATTCTAGTGTAATTATAGAGTTGATAGATCATATTGATATCCTACAGAAATTCTTAGCTGAGTCCCGTAGACAATCTAATGTTTATTATAATAAACTACAAGAAAAATCTGAGGGTAAAGAATGAAACTGTACAAATTACCAAAACATTATTTTATTCACGGTAACTACATGAAGGCAAGTATCTGTGATAACCTTGTAGAGTACTTTAACAACAACCCTGACCGTCATACAAATGGCGAGGTATATGGTACTTGCGATGAACACAAGAATGAATTGGTGAGTCACCCAGCTACAAAAGAAAGTACTGATATTACATTCTATCCACATAACCACGATGACATAGAAATCCTTTGGGATTATATGAAAGAGTTAAACCTGTCTATTACTGAATATGAGAAAAGGTTTGAACGTGCAAATCACATGGAACAATACGGTATAACTGAGAGAATTAACTTACAAAAATATGAACCCACTGAAGGATTCAAAGCCTGGCATTGTGAACGTGCAGGTATTGCTCACATGAGTAGGTGTCTGGTGTTTATGACATACTTGAATGATGTGCCTGACGGTGGTACAGAGTTTTTGTATCAGGATGTCATTACGCCTGCTAAGAAGGGTTTGACTTTAATCTGGCCATCTGATTGGACTCATACCCATAAGGGAGAAATCTCTGAATACCATAAGAAGTACATTATAACAGGATGGTTTAATTACTTGGGGTGAAACTATGAGTACAATAGAGGTTCTTGGAATGATACTGCCGTTCATTGTTTTGAC